CTGTCGCCCAGGTGTCCCATAGAATCCACCGATCTCACTCCCACCACTTTCCGCCAACTCTGGAAAAATGTTGATTGCGGTCTGAGAGGACAAAATCGGCGAGCGAGAGGAATAGGCCTGGCCCAGAAAACTCGTCTTCACGCGACTCTCGTCTGTAACTTAGAGCCTCGCGTCACGCGTCGTCGCTCCTGCTCATTGGCTGCTGAGACCAGACTTGCGTATTTCTGTTCCCACACGGTAGTGCGCGAGTCACCGATGAATGGGCCACTCTCTGCCAACGCAGCGTACATAAACACATCTGCGTGACGCGTAAAGAGCGCGTTCAATGCCGTTGAGATGTCAGGGAAACGCTTGTAATACTGTCCAGTGATCACTGTCCCGTTGGCCTGAGCCGGGAAAAACAACAGATTGTCTCCCTGGAATGTATAGCGGACGGGATTGCTCACAATGATAGAGGTGTCCTGGAGCTGGATCGCGTTGTTCACCGCTTCCCAGGGGGCATAGGTCGCAGATGCCTTGAGCGCGACATAAGGCGCACCTCGCAGCTCCAGGAAATCTGCCGGGAGCGCGGCCAGGTTGTTGGTCGTGGTAAGACTGAGCGCCGTATCCTGTGTGCTGGATCTCAACTCGCGATAAATCCGCTGTTCTCCCAGACCGATAATCAGATCGAGCACCGCAACTGATATGTCGGACTGGCTGATGTCGTCGCCATCGAACATCTGCTGGAACTTTGTGCGGAAGTCCGAATAGCTACTGAAGTTCACCAACGCGCTCCTCGGCTCGTTTGACCATTTCGGACGGACTCTCGCCAGCGCATTGCAGGGCTTTTACCAATGCCCGATGCCATCTCCACGAGCCTGAGTCATCGGAGTAATGGCGGATCCCGGGCACGCCAAGAGTGAAATGGTCCAGGGCTGGTGCAGCCGGTGGGTACTCTCCCACGAGATGATTCCAGTCGATCGGCAATGCCCCGATTTCCTGATCTCGCAGCCACTCGAAGCGATGCAGGAATGACGGCGGCGCATCCCGCACGTATTCGGGCATCAGACTGCGATTACTGAAGTGCGCACAATTCCAGAGAACGACGCTAGACCAATTCTTGCGAACGTAGTCCACGTTGCGACTCTCGAGCTTCGAGCCGATGTACTTCCTTGAGTGTTTCGTCCGATAGTCGTGCTGCACCACACAGACAGCCTTGTTGTAGTAGTGCTTGCGCCATTCCCATAGATGCTCGATATCGACATTCACGGTCATGTCGCCATCCAGAAACAGCGCCCAACCGGTGAAGTCGCACAGATAGGGGATCAGATAGCGCGAGAACGTGAAGGCATTCGATCCGTCACGTTGGCCATTGAATCCCTGCAAACCACAATGCAGAGGATGAAAGGCGACAGGAACAGAGGCCGTCTCGATGATCGACTGACAACATACGTGATATGCAGCCGCCTCCCTCGGATCGAATCCGATGAAGATCCGCAGGGTTTCGGTCATAGGAGCTTGCCGTCAGGCCCTTCGAGTTGAGACTTCGCAAACGCGATCACGAGAAAGGATGCGTCGCACGTCACTTGAACTGTTTGGATTTCCCAGCGATCCCAGAACTTCGGTAACCACCACGACATGGGCTGGACGATGAGATGCGCATTGCGTCCATCAGCCAGAGTTTTAAAGGCCGGCACAACCGTGATTGTGGCAAACAGAATCCCTTCTGTCAGACGCTTGAGATCGTCGAGCACGTTGTCGATGAGATCGGGCTCGATATGCTCGAGCACGTCAATGCAGGCCACCATCTGAGCAGGTACCGGCAGTTTGGAGAATCGCGGCACGCCGGGATCATAGGCCTGATACATCAGCTTACGCGTGACCTTCAGATGCTTGGCGAGATTGGTCTGAGCGCCGCAGCCATAGTCAAGTAGATGCGAGACTTCCATTCGCTCGATGATCTGCGAGACCATTGGCGCGTACTGGATGGATACCGTGCCGTAGTTCCCGTTCGCGTGCAGGCGTTCCTGCTCCTGCGCGTAGTCGGATGAAATCAGCGAGCTCGTCGCGGGCGCGTTCAATTTCGGCACTCCAGGAGCCTGTTTTCTGTTGGCGGATGATCTTCAGCGAGCGATACCAGGGGATCGTCTCGTGCTGTAGCCCATAACGCCAGGTGGTGGCTGTAGGCAGCAGCACGGTGACCGGGACGCCCAATGCACCGGCGGTATGAGCGACGGCGGTCTGGATGCACAGCACGTAGTCACACGCCGCGATCAGGGCCGCGGTGTCATCATAATCGTCCGTCAGAGTCGCCCAGGGATACTGGGCCAGATCCACATCCGGATGTGCCAGACGGAGCGCGTCAATCTCTTTCTGCGCATCCTTGTACTGGAGCGACACGAAGTGCGCATCCAACTCGAACACCGGCAGCAGATCCGTCAGCGCAATGCGTCGGTTGCGGGCGTTGTTCTTCGATACTCCGCCAGTCCAGGCGATTCCAATCACCGGTTTGCGCTTCTCGGTAAACAGCGATTTCCACTGCTTCACGCGGACCGGACACGGCACGAGATACGGTGTGCCGGGAAAGGATTCGTCTGTCGTGCGGAAGAACTCGCCGATCTGGCCCAGTGGTAGTGAGGCCTCAATATCGCGATCCTCTTTCGCCCACTTCTCCTCGCGCACGCGTGTCCCATAGACCTTCACATCTGGAAAGCTGCGCGCGAAGAGTCCAGCCAACCGGCCATCACAATCTAGAATCAGTTTACGGCAGATCTGCGCCGCGTCAGGAATCATGGAGGCGAAGGAGATTTCATCGCCCAAACCCTGATCCGCATAGAGCGCCACAACTTTGCCCGGTGTGCCGTCCCATTCTGGCTCGCCTTTGTAAACGACCTTCTTTCGCCAGTCTGTCCCGATAGTGCCGTGATAGCCCTTCCAGCCGCTCCAGTCGCGCAAGGCGAGCTGACAGAAGCCCAGATTGGTGAGTGCGCTCTTGTGGGTCGGCTCGATATCCAGCACCTTCTTGACGTACGTGAGCGCCTTGTCGAAGCGACCCGTGTCAATGTAGAGCGCACCCAGATTGACCCAGAGCACGGTGAGGTCGTATTGCGTCTTGGAGAGCTGCAAGGCGCGGTGATAGTCGCGCTCGGCTTCCTCGACCAGCCAGAGCTTCGAGGCAGCATGTCCGAGATTGGTCCAGGCGGAAGCATCTTTCGGCGCGAGGTCCGTGGCCACTTTGGCGTAGAGATAGGCCTCGACGAACCGACACATCTTGTTGGCGAGCCACGATCCCATGATCAGCGCGCGCACGTCGGCCGGGTTCTCGGTGAGGAGCCGCTCCATGAGCTTCCAGGCGAGATCGGTCTTGCCGTGTTCGGAAAGCTCCTTCGCGGTCAGATAGAGGTCATCCAAGGCTGATCACCTTGCCGGCGCGGCCACCATCATTGCCGGTCGTAGTCTTGAGGTGGGGATAGTTCGTATTGATCTCGGCGAGCAATCGCTGATGATGGTCGGGATTGCCCAGGTCGATTCCCTTGGCGCGCATCTGAAGCTCAACGATCGGCGGGATCTTCGCGTAGAGCCACCAACCCGCCTTGATGCCTTCGCGGTTGATACCAGCCTCGTTGCGCGCCCAGGCGGTAAAGTCGAGTACAGGCTGCGCATCGGCAACACGATGGATCGTGTATTCCTGATCGTTCTCGTTCCATTTGAAGTCGGAACGGATACCCGTATGCGGGTCTATTTCGAAGAAGTCAGACATATAAATAGGGCGGTGTCAGTCCCGCCCCGATGATGTTAGGTGAGTGCAACGACCTTGCTCGAGGCCTGCTGGTTACGGCAGACCAAGGTAGTCTCGGTGATGATCTGGTACTTGGTACCGTCACCCGTCCGTGCCAGCTCCCGCGCCATGGGGCGGCGCAGGAACGCGATCGCCCAGTAGTTCGGATCCAGACACAGGAGCACTGATGTGCGCATGTAGCGATGCAGGACTACTGTGTGACGGCCGAAGTCACTCACATACACGTTCGCCGCTCCGATGATCGGCGACTGCGTCGCGGCATCCACATCCACAAACCGTGTGGCGATGGAGGTGAATCCATCGATGGCGGTCTTGTTGTTGGAGGTCGCAAGGATGACGCTCGGATTGCCACCGTTCGACCAGGCGCCCTGCAACGCAAGGTTGAGGTTGGTGATGGTGAGCGTTGCGGTCGTGGTGCCATCCGTGGGCGCTGTTGCTCCAGGGGTGCCCGAGGTGATCGGGACCGTCGTGCAGGTATCCGCCGTGGTCGTGGAACGCACCGCAGTCGATGCGGTGATCGTGGTGTTGACCACCGCATTGCTGAGGTAGCCGGAGAGCCACATCTCCATGCCGCCCATCGTGCGACCTGTTGTAGCGCCGCCAGCGGTACAGACCTGGTTGCGCGTGATCGCATATTCCATATCGCGCTTCAGCTCGCGCATCTTCACCATCGCGCCGCGGGCCACTTCCGAACCGCGGCCGGCCTTCTTCACCGCCTCCAACGTGTCGGAGACGAGGAACGTCTTCGACATGATCTGCAGCAGGTTGCCGAACCGGCTTGGCGGAGTGAGCGAGGTGAAGGAGGCGTCGTCACCTTCAACTCCGATGTTGGCACCGGCAGCCGCGAGCTGCTGCGCGAGCCATTCGTGGGTTGTGGAGGTGGCATCGATCTTGTCCAGATTCGATACCGCCCAGGTGTCTTCCGGGAACAAGTCCCAGATGACATCTTCGAGGTCCTCGCGGATACCACCGCCCGAGGAGACCCCGAAGGTCTGTGTCGTGTTCGTCAGAACAGTCATTGCGAATTACCTTTTAGAAAACATCCCAACCAGGCGATCCTCGATCACTCGAGCTTTGGCTCCGGAATCGTTGCCGGCAGCCTTCATGGCCTTGTTGAAATTGAGTTTGTTTGCGGTCGCGGCAGGCATACGCTCGGCCGCAGCACCGGGCTTTAATACCCGATCCACGGCTTGCTGGGCCTTGCCGGTTCCGGCCTTGACCTTATCGAACTGCATGGCCTTGTAGATGATCTTGTAGGACCGCGGGTCGAGCAGGACGTTGTCGATTTCGGGATCTGCGAGACCTTCGGCCTTTGCGAATTCACGCATGGCCTTTTCGGTTTCCTCGCTGAATCCCTGAATTGATTTGGACGCCAGCTCTCGCGATTTCCCTCGCAATTCAGCCAACTTGGCCTGGATGTCAGTCGTAAACTTGGTGCGCTTCTCGGTGATCGACTGTTGCAATTGAGCTTTGCGCTCCTTGATGGTGTCGACCTCCATTCTCTGGCGCATCATCTGCTCGGCGGTCATCTGCGACCAATCGAGCTTCGCGGCCTGCTGCAGATAAGCATCAATGACACTTATTTCCTGCTGCTCGGGCCCGATGGACTCGGCAAACGCCGACTCCATCTGTCGGGTCTGGGCGAGTTCGCGCATCTGATCGACAGAGCGGCGGTGTTCGGCCAGTTCTTGAGTCTTTTTCGTATAGTCCTCATTGCGCATCACGGCTTCTTTCAAGCCCTTGGGCACTTTGAGCGTCTGACCTTCCCATTCGAGATCCGCGAAGGCGTCATCGACAGCCTGTTGTGTCTCGTCGGCCGTTTCCCCCGCTGCCGCGGCTTCCTCCGCCTGCGAGGGTAGCCCGAGACGGCTCAGGATCTTGTCTTCAACCGACTGCTCCTGGGCTTGGTCGGTCGTTTCGGTTTCAAGACTCATCGGAACAGGCCTCGCAATGGGTTGGATCGACGTTTTTCGGCTTCCTCGAGTTTGAATGCCTCGAGCTTGCCGGTGTTGATCGCGGTTTCGAGATGTTGACGCACTGAGCGCAGCAGTTTCAGACACTTTCGAAAGTCTTCGGCCTGGATCGTGGCCGCAACCGGTGCATCCTCAATGCCGGCGAGCAGTCGCTGGCGCACGGTCTCAAAGGCTTCCGCGAACAGCGGAGATTCGAGGATTGCCTTCGCCTTATTGGCACGCTCAATCGCGTTCATGGTCCGGGCGCCTTCGGTTCAGGCTGCGGTATGCCAACCGCTCCATTTCCCATCGGCAAGAGCGCTTGCAAAGCGTCATGAGCGCCCTTTACAGCGGCTCCCACGGAAGTGGCTGCATTGGGATGTCCGGGCGTGAGTTTCGCTTCCAGCGCCGTCTGAATCGCCGCGTGCGAGGCTTTGACGGTCTCCATGACGCGCTCGTGTCCTTTCTGCACGGCGCTGTGCACGATCTCAAGGCCCGCGTGCGCGTTGATCGCGGCGAGCTCGACATCCGCTTTGCGCTGACTTTCGGTCTCGCGCTGGATGAGTTCCGCCGCTTTGATTTTCTCGTTGCTGTTCGCCTCGATCTGCGCCTTGATGACGCCTTCCGGTGGTGGCGGGGGCGGTTTCGGCGGCATCTTGATCGGATCCGTCCAGAAGCGCTCGGGGCTCGTGAAGTCCACCGCCTTGGTCAATTCCATCAATGTCGCGTAGTAATTCTCAGGCGTAACGACCGGCAGTCCCAACTGGAACGCTTCAACCTGTTTGGCGAGGATGGCCATCAAGCGGCCAATCTGCGCATCCTTATTGCCTGCGGCAAAGGCGACCGCAATCTTGAAACTCGTGCGCTTCCGCCACGAGCCCGGATCGACCTCGACCCATTTGCCAGCGATCTGCATCATCTCGCGCTTGTGCCCCATCTTGAGCACCTGCTCGTGGATGATGGAGAACAAATCCTCGATGGCGAACGCGAGAATGCGTGCGATCTGCACAACTCTCTCAGCCGCCATGCTCGAGAGCTGATTCACGGTCCCCGGCTGAATGTTATTGAGCTGTGCCGAGTCCACACCCGCAAAACCGTTATTCACGCCCGTCCGGTTCTGCGCGACCTGGGACATATAGTCCAGGCCCTCGACCGCCTGCGGAAATACAAACGGCGTCGCCTCATATCGGATCTGGTTGATATCCGTAGCGCGTATCACTCCGCCTGGCCGGCTGATCAGGGCGTCGTCTATGTTGACGACCTGCTCGTTCAGAACCTTCTGCGGGTTGTTCGATAGATACAGATTGTCCAGACCCTGACGCAGAATCGCGGTCTTGATCCGCTGGATGTCCGAAACCATGTCCGCCACCGCAATACCCAAGTGGCGGTGCGGTAGCGGACATGCGACCCCAGAGGCGACCGGAATACGGCTGACTTCTTCTTGATAGAGAATCCTGCGACCCACCCGCAGGATTTGCAGCAGTTCCGCGACACCGTCGCCGTCATAGTCCACCCGGATCCAAATCATCCGCGCCTTGACCCGGCGCATGGAAGGGTCGGATGGCTTGTAGCGCTCGAGCCGTCGTTCTCCGTATTGGTCGCGCGCGTAATCTTCCTGGGTGTAGAGTTCCGGATCGTCAGCGATATCGGTCGGGATATCGAAGCCCTGCTCTCTCAACTCCGTGAGAGTCGTCTCTTCCCAATACTCGAAATAGTTGCACCGGTCATCAATGCGCCAGGAGAACGCGCGCTGATCGACCTTGACGCGCTCTGGGGGAAGCACACGGATACACAGGTCCTTCCCTTCGCTCGTGCGCCGGATGGTCACATCGTAGAGCATTGCCGGCAGCGTCATCGGCTGCCCGACCTCGTTCACCAGCGGTTGGCCGGTCGTCGGGTCCGTTGCTGGGTCGGGCGGCAGATCAGGCGCGGGATACGAGTGCGAGTCAATCAACTGACAGGTGGGATCCTGCAGCAGGAACGCGATGCCCTCTTTCGTCT